AATTATTGTAAAACGAAATTGGTCGATTAATGAGATCATTTATCGGAGGAACTATTTCATATTTTCTTTTAATAAGTGTCAACGTATCTTGTGTGATGAGTTTTTTCATAAAGGTTCTATAAGAAATCCACGGAACTTTATTTAGATTTATTCCATGTATGACCCTTCCACCAGAAGACCTATAAATATTCAAGACAAAAACGAGCCTAGGTATAGCCCCTCGGTTTATGTAAGACTCATTTCGATCAGTAATAGGGTAGTTAAATGAAACAATCTGACCTCTTCTTATTTTATTTATGGAAGTAGGAACGAGTTTCCCACCAACAAGTTTTCGTTGATAATTTCGTATATAAGACATAATAATAACTACTACGACAAAGACGGTAACTTAAACTCAACATTAGTTATTTTTGGTGGAATGCGTTTCTGAAGTATAGATTTGTATAATTTATTTATTGTTTCCTTAGAAAAACTGCTAACATTCTGTGTTTGTAGTTTTTTTGCTTTCGTAATGTACTTTTCATAATTTGTGTATACTTCTTTCATATGTTCTGAACTTTTTGATTCGTCTACATCAAACCACATTGCATCTTCACAAAAATATTGATTAACGACTCCAACTTTATTAAGTTTACCTGGTATTAAAAGTGAATTTTTTTTATTTAAAAAGTCTAAATGACCCGACCACTTTGGTGCTATAATTGGTTTCCCAGTAAACGATGCTTCAAGTAAGGGTCGTCCAAATCCCTCTCCTCTGGTATGTGATATGTGGCATTTTACTTTTGTGTGATTAAATAAAGAAGACATTTCCTGTAAACTTAATTCACCGTGAACTAAATAAATAGAAGGTGGATTTTCATATTCATTGCATATCTCCTCTATACGATAAGTTATATCTATTTGGTCTGAAATAGAAAAGTCAGGGCCATTTGTTTTCAATATAAGTGCAATATTTTCATTTTTATTAAAAGTTGAACAAAATGTTTTAAGTAACGAAGACACATTTTTACGTCCACCATCATCTGTGCTTGATGATACCCACTGACCTGTAAATAAAAAACAAAAATCTTCTTTTATAGTGTCAAGTATGTCTGAAATTTTTGTACTACTAAGTGTGGGTTCGAAAAACTCAGAACTAGAATATTCTGGTATTACCTCGATATCTGTATAACATTCAAGCTTGTTTCCGTCACTTAATATATATTGAGAATTAGTTATAGTGTTTTTGGTAAAACTTGAAGGTACAATTATTAAATCCATTTTATTGTAACCATGAATAAATGATTGAGGACATACATCAGTTTCAACCCCAGCTGTTATGCCAATATTATATTTTCCTATTGATTTAAATTCGTTTGGCATTCCAAGTTGGATACACACATCATACTTGCTCTTGTCAATATTATTTACAACTTTTTTAAAAATTGCAGGATTGTCAGATAGATAAGGAGTCTCTGAATTGCTACCCCAACCTGTACAATAGAAGTCCGTGTCGTAGTTGATTAAAACTTCTGCTAGTTCTCTTGCGTGTTCTCCATATCCACTCCGTGATTGTAATGGAGATATAAATAATATTTTGTTATTTTCCATTAGATAATTTTAGTGAATGAAAATGCTTCTTTGGGAATAAATTTACTCATGGTATCATTTAAACCTTCATACAAATTATTGCACATTTGATTAATATTGTAATTTTTTTGTATATATTCTCGTCCCGCAATGCCCATAGTATTTCTTTCGTCTGATGTTTTTGAGTATATAGCAAAAATTGCGTCAGATATATCTTCTCTAGAACACAGAGACTCATTTACATACGGAGAGCTTATACTTCCTATTAAGTTGGTGTAGCATGGTTTTATTTTTATTCCCCATGTATTGTTGTCATCTACTTGTTCACTCAACCCACCTGTGTCGTTTACGATTACAGGTGTGCCACATGATAATGACTCAGCGGTGGATAAACCAAACCCTTCGTTACTAGATATGTTTATGGTAACATCTGCTGTGTTGTACATTTGACATAATGTTGTATTCTCAACTACACTATTTGAAAATAATATATTATATTCTTTATATAAGTCGTCAACCAATTTTAATAAATTTGTTCCTGCATTGTTAGTGGGATTGGTGTGAATCATTAATGCTGTTTTTTTGGATTTTACTTTTCCAATTTTATCACAAAATAAAGCAAACGACTGTATGAGCAATGGAAGTTGCTTTCTTGGTATATTGGCATTGTTACAAAAAACCAAAAAATCACATCCAATTGGCAATATATTTGTTTTACACTTAGTTGATATTTCGTTTTCTATTTTATTAAAGACTTCTGTGTCTACACCGTGTGGTATATACTTTGATTCTACATTCGGTGAAACTTCTCCCACGCAATCATATGTTAGTTTGCTAATACAACCAATAAAGTCACAACTATCATAAAAAGTTTTATTATATTTTGGAATTGGATAATTATCCCATACATGATAATAGCATAAAGGTATTTTTTTTCGTATCTCATGTTCCATTTTATATAACCAAGTCCATCTTCTTGGATCAGTTATGTGAAGTATACAATCTATGTTTTCTTGATTTATGATTCTTCTTACTACTTCCTGATTTCCGTAACCAGATGAACAATAAAGTCTTACATATGAGTCTTTACAATTTGTAATTTTATTCACCGAATCAGATACATCTATTATTTGATTATTGTCAGGATTGTTTGTTTGGGCTGCCAATTGAACCCATTCGAACTCAGATGCCCCTCTTAGTATTAAATTCCTACATATAATGGAAACACCAGATACAACTCGTATATCATCACCTAGTAGTAGTATCTTTTTTTTCTTCATCTATGGTAATATAAACACCATAGATTAAAAGTCAACTAATATTTCTTATTATTTACAATTGGATTTGATTCATCTAGTTGTTTTTTAAAGTCTTCTTCCTTTAAATACAGATGTATCGCACGGTTTACAAGTTTTTGTAAAGTCATATCTGAATTTAAAGTTTTCATTTTAAATTCGGAGTAGTTTTCAGACAAAACCTTAACAGTAGTCAATTTGTAATTTGCATCATTCATGTATTATTAAATATATATCCAAAATACTTTTCGTCTATTAAATAGTAATTTTTATAATTTTTTATAATTATAGTGAATTCCACTTAGGTGGATTAAGAGGGCATCTACTTGTGCTTAATAGTAACTTTCCACTACTACATCCACATTTTCTACACCTTGCAATTTGTGATTCACCAACCTCCTGCCAAAATTCACACCCTCTGCATATCGTAATTCTTTTGTTCCATTGCTCTTTTGATACAACTGGTCTTCCTGCTCGTTGCCACTCAACTAAAGATTTAGCTAAGTTTTTTGCCATTCCCACATAACCGGTGGTATTACCCACGTGTGTTGATTTCGAATCTTCTTTGATTTCATTATTTTTATTTTTACCACTATCTTGGTTTGATTGTTTTCCATTTCTAAGGTATCTTTTAAAAATATTACCCATTTGTCAAATCCTTTCAAAAATTAAATTATTACCGATACTTATATATGATGGACACGGAAATTTTAACCATACCGGCCGATAACTTACAATTGGAAACGGAATTAAAGCAAAAGAAGTTACAATATATGGATCATATTCTATTTCAGTTCAAAAAGATTATTCGTGAAGAACAAATACCAGCCAAAATGTCACTATTTAAGTTTGACAAAACTAATCTTGAGGTAATAGTTTTGAAAAAAAGTTATGTTAAATCACTTGAAAACTTACAAGACTATTATATAAAAGAAGAGGAATATGAAAAATGTTCTATTATAAAAGATATTATAAAAAAAATAGTAGATATGAGTTCTTAAAGACTTTTAAACAGGTAATAACCACAGTATAAGATAAAAGGAGAAATTGGTATGTCAAGTAAAAAAACACGAAGTGCAACACGAAATTTACTAAGAGATTGTCACCTAGAAAGTAACCTCATTGGTAACCAACTGGATACGAATGTTCGTCCTTTAAAGATAAAACACAAAAAATTTACAAATAAACAAAAAGAATTTATTGATCTTGCTTTAAATAAAGATGTAAAAATGATTTTTGTACAAGGGCCAGCTGGATGTGCTAAAACTTATTTAGCTACATATTGTGGACTTGAACTTCTATCTGACAACAAAATAAATGAACTTGTATATATAAGAAGTGCGGTGGAGTCATCAGACCAAAGACTTGGTTTTTTACCCGGTGCACAGGATGATAAAATGGCTCCATACCTCGAACCATTTAAGGATAAACTTGAAGAACTTCTTTCACCGGTGGATGTGAGATATTTACAAGAAGATGAAAGAATATACGGAATACCTGTTGGGTTTTTAAGAGGTGCAAGTTACGAACAAAAATTTATATTAGTGGACGAAGCACAAAACTTGACAGAGAAAGAACTTATAACTACAATAACTAGAATTGGAGAAAATTCAAAAATATTTATATGTGGAGATGCAATGCAAAGTGATATAGGAAGCAAAAGTGGATTTAAAAATATTATCAACTTATTTTCAGATGAAGCATCAAAAAATATGGGTATATATAACTTTGAATTTACAGAAGATGATATTCTTCGTTCAGAATTAGTAAAATTTATAGTAAAGAAGATAAAAAGTTTAAGATGAAAATATTTATGAAAATATAAAAATATATGTATATTTATTTATATTGAATAATTAAAAAGGAATGGCCAACCAAAAAATAACAGATTTAAGTCGTTTGCAAAAACTTGCAAAAAGTGATTTACTTGTAGTAGTAGATACAAGTGCAAACGGTATATCGGGTTCACCTACTGGTGAAACTATGGCAATTGAAGCAGGTACACTTGCAGGTCAATTGGCAGAAATACAACAAGGAGATGTGGGAATTAGTTTACCTGCATTATCAGATGTACCAAATTCATATTCTGGATGGTCAGGTGGATACTTGCAGATTAATGAGACCGAAGACGGTGTGGTTTTTACAGACTCACCTGGTGCAGCTGAATTATCAATACCAGTTTTTAATATAAACGGAGTAAGCAACTTTCATGTAGATACGAATGAAACACTGCATGATACATATAAAGTAGGAAACATACTTACACGAAAAAATGGAAAGTATCAAAAGGCAACATCTGTATTTAGAAATACTAACGAAGAAATTGAACAAGAAGTAGTCGGTATAATAAGAAAGTTAAAAAGAGAAATTCCATCCGATGAAAATTCTACAATTACTCACATAAATGTAGCATTTGGTGGTCATATTGAATTTCAAAAAGCTGACGGATCAGCAACATCCCCTGTTGGATATAACTCAGCAGGTAATGTCGTAGAACCAACTCCTTTAATAGATGGTAAGACATATTTTATATCTTCGGATAATTTATTACAATCAGACGGACTTCTGAGTTTATCTGATCCTGCCAATTCTTTTTCTGATTCTGTAACACACGTATCAAAACCAATGATTGTAGCAACATCCGAAACATCTGGTGTTCTTGTAAATTATCGTGGTCTTGTTTGTGAAAGTGGTGATGAACCACATAAATTTGTTTTAGAAATTATAGCATCGTGTACAAATGTAAAGGTTGGTGATATTATTAGAGTAAAACGCAAAATCCGCAGAAATCAGGACAATTCTTTTGGAATTTCTGGAACAAATCAATTTGGAGAAGAACTTGAAGGAATATATCCTGCATACCTTGATGTAGTTCCTGATGGAGATTATACACTATCCAACGCAAGAGCAACTTATTCAGATACAATTGCGGAACAAGACAGAACATATTATTCAGATGTTTTAGGTATGGTTATAAGTTCTAATAAGGATTACTTTCAGGTGCAAACAAGAGGAATGATTAAATTTGAAAAACCAAGTGGGTTGGAAGATGCTAACGGTACGGGATCAATGTTTAAACAAGGATACACATATTATCTTTCTGGATTTGATCCTGAAAACTTAAATACAGAATTCAGCAGACCTCGTCTCTCGCAGACAATATACGACTATAATACATCTCAGTTTGTAGATGCAGGTGAAGGCAATTACTCAGATGCAGATATGGAAAAAGTGATTAACGGAGAATCTCCTTTTAGAAATTCAACAATCCATAATCCATTTACACGTGATGATAGTACAGGAAATGTTACTGTTTATCAAAAACCAGTATTTTATGCAGTAAGTGATAACCAAATTTTACTATTAGATCATCCTGCATACCCTTCACCGATTGATCAATGTAATGCTGTAAATCCGATAACTAATGAAACAACAGGATGTAGTTCAAAGAAGCAAGAAATTTATCTGACTACACTCGAAGCACCCTATAACAGTGAAGATGCAAATATATTTTTACACGCATCATTTCCAAATGCACTAGAAGGTGATGAGGTTGTAATAGTCCATCAAGGTTGGAAACTAAACGTAGAAACAAACGAATACGATCAAGTTGAGAAAAATTATTTAAGACAGAGGTGGTATCTTCCGATAAACGCATCCACTAAAAATGGTAAAGCAGTTTGGAATAACATTACAGGAGGAATATAATGGGATCTTTGTATGACATAGGAAACATGAGATATAAGCATTTTACATTCTATACCCGAGGGGATGGAAGTGATTATACACCACAAAGTGAAAGTTTTCCAGGAGTAACAGAGTACCCACCTGAGTATGTGACTGATGCTGAAAAACTTGAGTATTATAACATCAAGAAGGCAGAACACGACACCGCATATATCTCTTTAATCAACGAACTCTCAAGTTTTCTCGATTCGGTTTGGCCACTTGATGCTATTTTTGGATATAATGCAGAAGATGATACTGCATATATTACTTACATAAAGCAACCAACTGATGGCAAAATAAACATAGAGAATATTTATGTGTTCCGTAGAACAACAACAGATCCTGGTATACCACCAAGATGGATGCTTGCATTACAACCTATTAAGTCGGTAAATCCAGGTGACTATTCTGACGTCAGTAATTTAGAAAACATTTAACATGATTGGAAATAAATAACATGGCAGGTTCTACATTTAATTTAAAAAATTGTTCAAGTTTAGGAGGCTCCGCTTCTGGCGGAGGTGGGTGTGGATTAACTGTAAGAGTTCCCTCGGAAGAAATAGGGAGTACAGAAGAAACCGCACTAGCAATAGCAAATAAAGCAGAAGAGTTATTAAGAAACTCAATAGGATCAAGCATTGACAACCATGTAAGATCAAACGGAATAGACAGTAGCCGTATTGCTTTTAATGTAACCCTGTCATACGATTGCCCTAAAGTTGGTGATGTAGTGAGGTGGGATAGAGAAAATAAAAGGTACGAAAGAGCATACGCAAAACTTGATCTTACACCAAATATACACGATCCAGAACATTTAACCGAAGTAATTGGTGTGGTTGAAAGTGTTGACACAAGTTGTAGTGGAGAAGCAACAAACCCCACCGGAGTTTCAACAAATGCAACTATAGTAATGTTTGGACATATTAACTTTAAAAATACAGATTTAGAAAATTCTCAACTTGAAGAAGGTTTGACCTATTTTTTGTGGGATCGCACCTTTACGGACGATGTATCGTTTGGTAGCAATTTATCTAAAAAAGAACCAACTATAAGTAAACCTGTTTTATTTGCAAAGGATGCATCTTCCGGAATAGTCCTCCATTACCGTGCATTGACAGGATCGTCATCTGGAGGTCAAACAGAAATAGCAAGATATGATATAAAACTTACTTTAGTAAACGGTGGCTGGACAGTTGATATTGAAAATATCGGAAATATGTCCAACAGATTCCCATTGGTCGCAGAATTACATTATAACCGTTTACTTGGGGGTGACGATTTTGTTATGTATCACAACCTTCCACATGGACTATCTAGTAAAGAGCAAGCAATTATACAAGGCGACAATTCCAACAAGTATTCATTTGATGCAACAAAATTTTCAACAGAGTTTGGAATTGCAGCTGGAGATTCAATAACAAGAGAACGAGGTATAAACGGAGTTGGTAGTTTGTACGTAAGACTAAAAACAACCAACGGAGCAGGTTCAGTTGCAAACCAAACACCACTTGCAACAAGTGATGTAGTAAGGTCTGTTCCAAACCTAGTTGTTTCACCAAGTTGTGTCCAACAAGAACAACCGAGTATTAAAGATAAATTCGCAGGAGAGGGTGGTGAAGTTAGTAATATTGACCTAACCGAAGGTGCATTGTATGAGTTCAAATTAGTAGAAGGTGTTGGTGGTGAATCAAACGAAGTACCACTTGGATTTTCAATTGAAATGGCAAACGACTTATACGTAGAAATGAGTTGGGAAGAAACTGAGAATTCTGAAAAAGTAACTAAAAAAGTAAGGACTAACTTTATATTACCAAGTTCGGACAATGATACAGCCGTTGAATTATTTCCTGTGGATAGCAATAATTTGGGAATTATAGAAAAAGAAGTTACACTTAGATTTGTTACATCAACCGGTGATCCTATTGCAAATACTCATTGGGCTCAATATTTGGCATCTAATACATATCCTATTATATGTGACGATGACATTTGTTGTGGGGGTAATCGTGCAATTATTCAACCAAATAGTGGTTCGGGTGTATCTATAAGTGAGTTACTTGATACAGATTCATTATTATTTAACAACATAGAAGGTGCAAGACTATATACAATGGACGAGACCAGTAATATAGTATGGCCTCAAGGTTCACGTCCAAAAGACTCATTGTTGGTTTCGTGGAAAAATGTTAGAGAAGATGTACAGATTTGTTATCCTGCAACAATTAAAAGTGGTTCAGAGCCTGCATTCATGACAATCTATGCCAATGAAGCAAGAAGGTTTACACAAGGTCAAACACAGGATCAGTTTGAATATGATCCGAGATATATAATTGCAGAAATTGGAGCAAATGAAACCCTTAACGGTGAACTCATAAAGCTCACCCTAAACAAGTCAACACTGAGAACTGAGTGTTGTTACTCTATAAGGTTTAATGGATCACCTGAAGGAACGCATTATACAATACAAGAATTGTGTGAACTTGGTTACTTAAATAATTCAACAATAGGTTGTTCACAGGCTTGTTAGGTTGAGTAAAATAAATTCAATTAGTATTTTAGTCCCTGTATTTGATCTTAAGTCAGACAGACTTAGAAATTTTATGTTTGTTTTGACTAATTTAATAAAACAAATAACCGAGTCTCAAGTATATGTCTTTGAGCAGAATTCAAACAATAATTTAGAAGACAAAGTTATTGAAAAATTTAAAAAAAAAATAATTTATCGCAAATACAATTTTGGTAAAGAATTTAACAAATCAAAAATTATTAACAAACTAATTGATCAGGTAAATACAGACTATGTTTGGATTATAGATTCTGATTTTTTTGCTAATTATAATAAAATTGAAAATTATTTAAAAAAAACAAATGCTGATTTAATAAAACCATTTGAAAAAGTAATTTTACTTGACAAGCAAGAATCTGATTTATGTTGTGATTGTGGATTTATATGCCTTAGTGGAAGAAAAAACTATAACAAAGCACTTGGTAAATTTTCGGTGGCATTTAAAACTAATTTAGCAAAATTATGTAATGGGTATAATGAAAACTATGTAGGGTGGGGGTTTCAAGATTTGGATTTTGTCAAGAAAAGGTTGAATGCAAAAAATACCAAATCTATTAAAATTAATACTGCTCACCTATACCATTCTGTTTCTAAGTCACATACTTATTCTAGAAATAAGCAATTATATTATTCTTAAAAACAATATTGACGTATATAATGAAAAAATATATTATATATTGTAAATGAAAAAATATACAGAAACCGAACTAGAAGAAAATTACAAAGCATTCCTTAAATTCATAGAAGATACATTTGAAGGAGAACGACAAGAGAAACTACTTTATATGTATGGAACAGACGATGGATGTCTTGGACTACGAGCACTTATAGCACCTGCAAGTGGTACTATTCACTACCACAATTGCTATGATGGTGGATACATTGACCACGTGATGAATGTATGCAAGGCAGCTAGAGGACAAAAAGTGCTACTCCAAAGTCTTGGTGCAAGAATTGACTTTACTGACGATGAACTTATGTTTTCGGCACTTAATCATGACCTCGGAAAATTGGGATCACTTGATGGGGAGCAATACCAACCCAACGATAGTGACTGGCACGTAAAAAATCAAGGCAAGGTTTACAAAATGAACACCGACATTCATTGGATGGGTGTTACTGATAGATCATTGTTTTTATTACAACACTTTGACATCAAATACAACCAAAAAGAATGGCTTGCTATAAAATTGTCCGATGGTATGTACGATGATGCAAACATAGATTATCTAAAAACCCATAATCCTGGAAACGGATTAAAAACAGAACTTCCAAGGGTTCTTCATTGGGCAGATCATATGGCGTGTGTTCTTGAAAAGTCATTGACAGAACAAAACTTTAAATTTGATTAATTAAATAAATTCAATATATTTATATTAAGAATAATGCTCAACTGAGGTTATTCAACGGATGCCCAACTGGGATTCGTAACAAAAAAAAGGAAATAATACATGAAAAACTATAATTACAAGTCGACTGGAACAGGACTTAATAAACACGTTCCAAATTTAAGAGACGAATTTTTAACTCCATTCGACTCTATTTTTGACAAAATGGTCAATCAAGCATTTCCAAACTTCGGACAAGAATTCGGAGTAAACTTTTTTGGAAATAGTTCATACCCAAGAGTAAATGTAGCTGATACCAGCAAGGAAGTACGTATTGAAGCAGAAATTGCAGGTCTTGGAAAAGAAGACGTATCAGTTGAATACGAAGATGGTATGCTCACAATTTCTGGTGACAAAAAAACTGAAATAGAAGACCCGGACGTTAAGTATGTTTACAAGGAACTCAAACGATCTTCGTTTAAAAGATCATTTAAGGTTGATAAAGCAACTTTAAATGTTAATAAGATTTCCGCAAAGTTTGATAACGGAATTCTAAATGTCACTATTCCAAAAAAAGAAGTAATTGAAACAAAAGCAAAAAAAGTTAAAATTCTTTAAAATAGAATAATATAAACTTTATTTAAAGAGGGTGAATAAAATTTACCCTCTTTTTTTATAATTATATTATATTTATGTAAGTGACGAGTGTTACTAAAATTAAAGAAGGAGATATGTATTGATATGAAGTTATTTACTGCTATTATAGGGGGATTGGCACTCGCAGTCGCAGGAACAGCTGCCTTCTTTTCGGTGCGAGGGATTGGATTATTATTTGCAGGTGCGGCCATTGCAGCCATGGTTATGGCGGGAGTTCTAGAGGCAGGAAAACTTGCAATGACTTCATTTTTATATCGTTATTGGGAAAGAATTCCGAGGATGTTAAAATGGTATTGCACAATTGCAGTTGTAGTTTTAATCGGAATTACCTCGTTGGGTATTTATGGATTTTTAAGTGATGCTTATGATGACACACGATCAAGAGTGGAAATGCATGAAAATAACATAGAAACACTTAATAAAGAAATACTAGTTATTGAAACAGAGATTGAAACACTTAAAAATACAGATGTTACGGTAGAAGATAAAAAAACCGAAACAATAGCAGGTTTCCAAAAGATATATGATGATTTTGTAGCAGATGGACGAAAAAGACAAGAAGCACTTGCTAATAGAAACAAAACAGACACAGAAGCAAGAGGACTCCGTAGACAACAATTATTGGATCGTCTTGCTGTATTGGATAAATCTAAAAGTGAATTAGAATCAAAAGGTGGTGGATTGTTTAGTAACAACAAAAAGAAAATAGAAGAATTAAGAGTAGCACAACAACCTGAAAGAGATTCTATTACAAAATCATTATCAGCAATAACAGAAGAAGAAACTTCCGCAACAAAATCCTATAACGATTCTCTTGCAAAAATTGATGATCAGATTTCAAGTGAATACGACAAATTTGTGGAAAAAGTAAATGGTCTTCGTGACACAACAAACGATTTGGATAATGTGACTATTATAGAAGACAAATACGACAAAATAAAAGAAAACCAAGCAGAGATATTAAAAGAAAAAGAAGGAATTCGTGCAACCGATATTGGTAGTTTTCGTTTTATTGCAGAATCATTTGGAATGCCAGTAGATCAGGTTGTAAAGTGGTTTATTATTGTAATTGTTTTGGTATTCGATCCTGTCGCAGTCGCACTTGTGTTGGCATACAATATCATGGTGGGTGGAAGAATGACTCTCGGAGAAGAGTTACCGAAAAAAAAAATTGGATAGATAACTTACCATTTGCTGATAGGTTTCAAGAAGAAGGTGATTTTATAGAAAACATAGTCGAAGAAACTCCTACGCCAACTCCCACACCAACCCCAACCCCAACTCCGACACCCACACCAACTCCAACCCCAACTCCAACACCAACACCTACACCCACACCAACTCCGAAACCTACTCCAACTCCAACACCAACTCCCACACCAACCCCAACTCCAACACCAACACCTACACCCACACCAACTCCGACACCTACTCCAACTCCAACACCAACCCCAACTCCAACTCCCACACCAACCCCAACTCCAACTCCCACACCAACCCCAACTCCA